CATTGAAGGCGTTATCCGCCCCGTTGTGCGTGCTGATCACATGCACGCGGCCGCCCCAGATCAACATGGCCAGGGCGGCCTTGAGCAGTTCTTTCAGCTGGTCATGAAAGGCAGCCTCGTCAATCACGATCGTGCCCTGGCGTCCGCGCAGGTTGGACGGCCGGCTGCTGAGCGCGACGATCCGAAAGCCAGCTGCAGGAAAGCGAATCGTGTACGTCTTGATGTGCTTGTCGGCGTCGTCTTCGCCGTCCCAGAACCCGTCTTCGATCTCGCCGGCTGCATAGTTGAACGCCCGTGCCCACATCGCACAAGCCTGGATGTACTCGATCGTCATGTCCTGGTTGTAGGCGATGTAGTAAACATTCTGGCCGCCAGCGGTGCGATCGGATGCGGCCGTCAGCACGTTATCCGCCGCCTCGGCCCAGGTCAAGCCAGTGCGGCGCGACTTTTCTTGTACCTTGAGCGGGGACTTGTCAGCCACCCAGCGCTGCTGATAGCCCATCAGCACGGCGGCCGGTACTGGCAGCAGTGCGGTGTTGGGTAGCTCGACGGGGACGGCCACAGAGGACATTACGCAGCGATGCCCAGAATCTCGCGTCGTAACTCGGCGGCTGACTCGGCGCTCAGGCCGCCCTTCTTGGCGATCTTTTCGACGCTGGCAGCAGCGGCTTGTGTGCGCTCAACAACCTTGGCCTGGAACGTCTTCAGGCTGAAGCTGGATCGTGTGAGCGTGGCGATGTTCTTGGCGGCGGTGCTGAGCATGGACACGCGCTCGCTGGGGTCGGCATCGGGGTCACTCGCATCCTGCAGGTTGATGATGGCGTCGAACATCTCCTGCTGCACGATGGCCGTCAATGCCGAGCTGCGTGAATCGTTCTTGTCGCTGGCGTGGGCGTCAATGGCCATCGCCGCGTCGGTGAAAGCTTTGACCGCAATCAGACGGCGTTCCAGCTTGGGGCCGTAGCGGTGCAGCGCGCTGCGGCTGGGCAGCACGCCTTGTTGGGCCTCGCCGGGAAAGTGATCGCGCAGATCTGCAATCAGTTCATCAAGGGTGTAGCGCCCTTCGGCCAGCTTGCCCTCGATGTACGACTTGACATCGGCCGGCAGGCGCGAGATGGTGGACTTGCGGCCCATGGCGCCTACCAGTACTTGGCGGGCCGGGCAATTCCGGGCTCGCAGGTTACGGTGTATTCGGCCACGTCCACGCCTTGGCGGGTGAGCTCGGCAAACCATTTGCCGCTGGGCTGTTTGTCGAGCTTGACCAGGTCGCGGTCACCCAGGTAGTCCATCTCGCGGCGCAGCTCCAGCGGCGTGGCGTCGGGGTACTCGCTTTGCGCCACCGACAGGACCAAGCCCTCATAGGCGCCAATCGGGCGCGCATTGTTGAGAGTGAGCAAGATGAGCCAGCGCAGCGCCTCGCGGCGCAGCCTGGGGTGGTCAATTTGGTGTTGCTGCATAGGGTTTTCTCCGGTCTCTTAGTTGCGCGTTTTCAAACTTGATGCCCAGCGAGTCGAGCTTGGCCTCGATCACGCTCTGGCCACGGATGTAGTCCTCGCGGCGCACGTAGTGCAGGGGCAGATCGGCCTTGAGAATGAGCAGCTCGCGCTCCATGCGCTGCCACTGGCTGGCCTCCTCTCGGTTCGAGTTCTCGATGCCTTCCAGGCGCTTGTTAAGCTGTTCATGGTTGATGAACTCGGCCTTCTCATGCGTCTCAAAGCGCTCTGTAAAGCGGTTTACCGTCTGGTTCAAAAGGTACTTGGCCACTGCGCCCGAGGTGCCCAAAAAGGTCAACAGCAACAGGATCAGATTTCGGTATTCTTCAAGCGTCATGGTTGCTTGTCCTCGGGTGGGGTATGCCAGTCGATCAGGGCGTCAAGACGGGTGCGGCAGACTTCAAAGGCGGCACCGGCGTCGATGGCCCAGCCGGCAATATCCTGGTCGCTGCTGATGAGGCCGGCTTCGCTGTCGGGATCGGCGGCAACGGTCCCACCCGCTGCAGCAATGCTGCCGGCGGTCGCGGCGAAACCACTGACACTGAGCCCAGGGGCGCCGTTGAGCAGGCGCAAAGCAGGGCCGTCCAGACAAGTGCGGCCAGTAGTGACTTTAGGTAGCGCATCGCGGCGGCTCCGGTTGAGTTGATCTATTTGGGACTGCGCTTTGGCCAGCGTTGTGCTCAGGGCATCGCCCCGCGCGCTGGCCGCCTGCAGCACTGCGGCAGTGCGCTCGGCAACAAGAAACTTCTGCTTTGCGTCAGTGGCTGCCATGTCAGCCAGTTCGGCCTGCAGCGGCAGTCGCCCGACGTACCAGGCCGCTGGGCCGGCCAGCGCCAGGCCGGCGGCAAACGCCAGTGCGCTCAGGCTCGGGCCGGGCAAACCCAGCAAGAGGTTCAGCGGGTTCACAGTACGGTGCCCCAGCTGGCATAGCGCGGCTGCAGCTGGTGCAGGATGCGTTGCGGGTAGGCCCGGTTTTCTTGCCAATTGGCCAGTGTGCGGCCCGCGTTGACAGTCTCTACCGAACCAAACCAGACCAGCTTATCAAGCCCCTTACCTGATGCCAGCAGCTTGTCGCGGTTGACCCAGCCCAAGCCGCCGTTATAGGCGCACAGTGCAAAGGCAAGCTGGTTAAATTTGTTGACAGCGCTCACGCGGTCAAACAGCCACTTGTCGTAACCGACCAAGGCACGCAGCGCCCAGGTCGGGTTGGTGGGCGTGCACTGGGCAACGCTCAGGCGCTGGCTGGTGCACCACCAGGTAGCGGTGGCCGGCATGAACTGCGCCATGCCGGTGGCGCCCACGCGGCTCACGGCCAGCGGGTTCCAGCCGCTCTCTTGGTGCACCTGCGCGGCCAGCGCGGCAATGGGTGCGTCCAGCCCCCACTGCGTTTGGGCCGCACGCACCAGCTCGGCGCGGTAACGCTGCGCTTGCTGCGGCACCTGGGCCTGGCAGGAATGCATGAGCGTGGTCAGCAAAAATCCATACACCACCACCAGCACGACAACAACTAACTTGACGACAAAACGCATGTCAAGCTCCCAGGCCCATGGCAAGCATGGTGGCGCCGATGATGATGGCGCGCCGCAACATGGCCACCGCCATCAACTGCGCCAGCGCCGGGTCGGGTATGGCGTGCAGCTCAAGCATGCCGCCGTCGGGGCCGGCGTCGGCAATGTCCACGTCTTCAATGCTCGTGTCATGCGTTTGCAGAGCCAGAAACACATCCGGGCGGGCATAGGGGAACAGGCTGCGGTCCAGCCAGTAGCCCACCACGGCCGCCAGCGACACCAGGCTGAGTTTGTAAAGGCTCACGGGCAGCTGCTGGGGCGCCACTGCCCACACGCTGGCCAGCAGCACCAGCGTGATGAGCAGCCAGCCCGACAGGCGCGGCAAGCGGGCATGCAGAGGTACAGGAAGAGGGGGTTTGGATGAGTTCATGCACGGCATGGTGCCGCGCGCGCGCAAGGCGCAATAAACAAAGCGCTTTAGTTATTGGGGTGGTGGTGCGGTGCCTACGCTTGAGGCTTCTTACCACCCAACACCAAGAAAGCAACTATGAAACCTACCATCGGCCGCAAGGTCTTGTTCTGGCTCAACAACGCCAAGCAAATCAACGGCAAAAACGTTGAACCGTTTGTTGCAGGCCAGCCGTTTGACGCAACCATCGTCTGTGTCTGGGATGAGCGCGGGGTGAACCTGCGCGTGACTGACCATGGCGGCGAATCGCACAGCGTGAGGAGTGTCACGCTGCGCCAGGAGGGCGACCCAACGCCGCCTGGCATGTACTGCGAGTGGCCGGCGTTCCAGGTGCGCCAGGCAGAAAAGCCGGACAAAACCATGACGCTCACGGTCAGCATGGACACTGCTGACGCGCTGGAGCGAATTATCCTGGAGGTCGACAAGCACATAGCCGCTGAGGCTGTGCGGGACAAGAAGATTGAGTGAAACGGCATTGACCGAAGACCCTGCCACCTGTACAGCCTAGAACATAACCGATGCCATGTCGTTCCCTGGCGCACGCAACCGGCTCTTGGCACTTGTAGAGATCACATGCGTATGTGTGATGTGGGTGCCGATCTACTACGTTTTAAGAATCGTCATTGCGGTGAAAGATGCTGCGCTAGATGAAGATGGAGATCTTCGTTGGCACCTGGGGCACGACCTCTGCAAGTTTCACAAAAAGTGGATGCAGGGTGACGAATGATCCTGGCAGGAATACAAAAAGGCTAGCGTCGCGCCTAAAAACAAAAGGCCCATCAAAGGCATTACGGATTCGCGTCTAGCGCGTTGAGGATATTTTCCAACTCCGGACCGGATACTAGCCTGTCTCTGCCGGTGGCAATATCAGAAAGCCTAATCGAAGCGATGCTTCTGTCAGCCTCGTCCTCAGCCTCCGCCAAAGCGAGTTTCTCAATTCTTGCTGCAGAATTCAACTGACTTCTAACCGCCATTATTGTCTCCTGATCGTCTGGCACAGGAAGCCACGCGATTCTATGGGGCGTTATCTGGGCCCCGTAACTGAAACGCCATAGCTCCTGACGTATAGCGGCGCAAGCGACGTAAAGCAGTTCACTTGCAATACCTTCCTTCGGAACCAGAATGTAGCAATGATCGGTCACCCCGCACGGCCATTCCTGAACAAACGCGTGGCCGATGCTTCCGGTGCCCGGAACCGTCGCAAATGGTGGCTCAAAAGGAAGATCAAAATCGTAGAAGCCATAGCATCCATTGTCGGTGCCGCTAGACGATACAACAATGGTCTTGCCGAGAACTAACTTCTCTTTGTTGTGAAGCTCACGTTGTCCGCTGAATATGTGGAACAGGGCGCCGATTGTGCCGGCTGCGGCCGGCACGTCAAATGCCTTGCGCGTGTCCTGGATGCGCCTTGGTACCAAGCGCTGGGACTCTATCTCACGCGACAACGCGACAAGTTCCGTTGCGTGACCGACAACAAACGCAGCGCGCGACCGCGCCAATTGCCTAACACCAGTGGCAACCTCCGATGGAGTTAGTTTTGTTGTTGGCACATAGTAAGGTGCCGCCGTGTGCCATATTTCCTTTGTATCGAGCGTAGACCAGCCGCACAGACGAGGGATCGACTTCCGCTTGTTGAAGGCTTCAAGGACCATCGGAAGTTGACTTCCATCCCTGGGCACTCGGACGCCTTTCTTGATTCTGAATCCGTCATTCTCAATTCGCGCGAAAAAGACTTCCTTGGACTTCGAGTGCGGCACACCCTTTTCAAGTATTAAGATCGCAGTAAAGGCGGATGCAAACGGCTCAAACAACTCGTCAGGCAACGCTATGACGCCCCGCAAGGTGTGTTTACTAAGTATTTCATCGCGCCACGCCTGCTTGTCTTTCTTAACCATCATGGACTGCGGAATGATCGCCGCGAAGAAACCCTTCTGTCGCATACCTTCAAGTGCTCGCCCGATGAAATGCTCTGGCGGGGTGTCAGTGGCCTCGTGCGGAAACGGCGGATTCATTAGCACGACGGAAGCCCAGCCCGGTTCAAACGATTTTGAAGTGAAGCAGCTCCCTTGGTGAACGCGAGTTGATCCATCGCCACGCAGAATCATGTTGGCTATGCACAGTGCCGCTGTTGTCGGTTCCACCTCGAAGCCGACAAGATGCTCCTTTACAACGTCCACCATCTGGGCGCGAGACAACTTACTCTTCTGCTGCATTCGATTCATGGCGGCGATTAGAAAGCCGCCAGTGCCGCAGGCCGGATCTAGTACGTTGTCCTCCCGCTGTACGTCCCCCATTTCTGCCATTAACGCAGCAATGTGGCGCGGCGTGAATATCTGCCCAATCGTGTTGCCGCCAACGTAGCTAAAGAATGTCTCGTAAAGCTGCCCGAGGTAATCGGTTTCGGCGTTGAGTACCGTGACGTTGAGCCGCTCAAGAATGCTAGCTATTCGTACCGCCCCCCTGGCAAGGTCTTTGTTCGCGACGGGCACGCGCAAACTATCTGCAATCTTTGGCTTACCAGCGGTCCAAAATGCTTTCTCGGCCGCTTGATTTACGTCATTCAGAATATATTCAGGGTCTCGCCGAATCGCGCCCTTGGACTTCCATAGCGCAAGCATGATGGCGCCAACAATCGACGGCCGATGCGCGTCCGTGATGTTGGATTCACGAAGAAGTCGATTAATCTCATCCGCTCTGGCAGCGAGAACCTCGGCGGGCGGAACAGACGGCCGCAACTCGGCGGGAGTGTTTGGCGTCCTAAGCCTTTCTAGGTCGGCCCTGTTTGGAATCCAGCTTATGGGTTCTCCGTCATACGTGACGGCGACCCACTTGCTCTTCAGCCACTTGAAGATGCGAAGGCCAAAGGAGTCGTCGGTGGTGCCGGCCAGCGCGATAGCGAGAGGCGTGAAGCCGGCCGCTACACACCAGCGCCCGTACTTGTTCGTCACCTCTTAAATAGCTTTTTGCAAATCGCTTTGATTGCCCTTCACTTCGAAAACGGCGATGGGTTCCAGATTATCGTTAACAAGCAAGGCCTCGGGTAAGCCGTCACCGCCTCGCGATGTCTTACTGTTTCCCTTGAATATGTCCAACAAAGAAGGATAGTCCTTGTACTCTTGCTGACGCAACAAGTCTCCCTTTGGGGGAGGTGAAACGTTCCATCCCTGAATAGATAGCAATTCAGTCAGTAGGTGCTCGGCCCGTACTTCAGCCACTCGGCGCGGTTGCATCACATTCCTTTCGCTTTTGAACGCCGAAGCATGAGGCGCTTGCCCGCAAAATACAAGCCCTTTTCTTGCACAACAAGTTGATTGGATCCGGTGATTACCCTGTTTTTTCCAAGCCCACCGTGGCTAACGGTGAGTGTGTAGATAGTGCGTGTCGACATCTTGCCCCCCTATTCCATAGTGTTCATCAACACGCCGCTGCGTAGTGAACCGGCATTGACAGTCCAACCTCTCACAAGGAATCTTTGGAAACGTCTTCATCGCCTCGGCAGCGGGCAAGACTTTCTGATCCATATCGCGGCACTTCTTTGGAGGCTTGGGACCAATGTCTGATGGACAAATGAATCGCCAATAGGGGTGAAGCTGCACTACATCCGGATCGCTCATCTGCTCAAGGTGCCTTGCTTCATGGGCAACAGTTGAAATCCGGCGAATGAGCGCTTCTGCCATTTCACGTTCAACTTTTTTAAGCCCTTTATCTTTTATGGATTCGCGCTTTTCAAATTCCCAGCATTCCAAGTGCTCGGGTGACATCTCCAATAAACGCTTCACCATTGCGGCTTTGGTCATTGATTCTTTGAGTGCGACTCCCCCTTCTCTGCCTAGTGCTACCAAATCGGCCTTTAACGTGCCGTTCAGAAGCGATTCCAATGAAGCCTCTGCGCTTAGTTGATTCACATCCTTGGCGGTGTCATAGCCTTGTCGTCTAGCGTGTGAATTCCATCTGGGCCAGTTACAGGACAAACCATCAAGTTTTTTTACAAGTTCGCTAGCGCATCGTCTGGGATCATTCAGCGTCGCTAGGATTTTTGGCTTGAGTTCCAAAAGCAAATCTGATGTGATTCCTTCGCCCTGCAACTCACTCATTACCGCCCAGTAGGCGGCGGCGAGACGACCTTCTTGCGCAGCGTCTGGCGGCGCACTTTCATCAAACACTACAGCGCTTGTCAGTGTCAGCGTGCCTACCTGCAAAGGCTCCGCCATTGAGGGCGTTTTGACAGCAATGGGTATCTCTATTGGCGACCCGCTTCTACGCTGCACTACCATTGGTTTGCGTGGCTGCTTATTCAACTTTCCTTTACGTTGACTGCCAATGACTAGGTAGACGACTAGCGCCACCAACAATGCAATCGGAATGAGAGAAGCCATGTCACCTCCTATGGGCTGACTCTGATTGGGCAAATGCCGCGATGGCCTGCAGGGCTTTCTTTGCAATGAGCTGCGGCAAGAAATACTGTCGCAACACAAAACCCATGCATGAACCAATAAACAAAATAGCACCAAGGCATTGGACTGCAGCAAGCGGGTTAAGCCTTGCAGAGGTGAAGCCCCAGCCAAAAACAACCAGGTACAACAGCAAAGGAATTAGGAAAAGAGCACAGGCTGAATAGTCCAGCACTGTGAACTGGCGCACCAATTGCCCATCTTTGCCGCCCAGTGCCCGGGTCTTCCAGGCATGTAGGACTTGACGGGCATTGAGATCCGTGTTGTCCAGAATCATGTCCAACTCTGGTCCGTAGCGCTTGGGTGCTGTGGCCTTCAGCACCTCCTCCGCTGTAGGCTTTTTGCCCAGTCCGATCCCCAGCTCAATGCTGCCAATGGCAAAGCTGAGCACTGAGTTTTCGACTGACACCAAGTTCTTATTTTGGTATGACTTTGGCACTCCCACTCCCCTTTTTAAAAAACTAATCCGTCTTCTTGCGTCCTGCTTTGCCAATAGCCAGACCTAAAAAGCTCTTGCTCACCTTGGCAGTGGTGACAGATCCACGGCCAGTGTTGATCACAACATGCTTACCCGAGCTGTCAGTACCTTTGATCTGCACGGCACCCTGGCCAGAGTTGACCTGATTGTTGTTGCCCGAAGCTGAGGCTGACGCAGTTTGTGTTGGCGCATCCATTGCCACCGACAGCAACGCAGCTGTCTGGATCAGGTTAGCTTTGGCTGCCGGAGTGCAGCGACGGTAGGTATCAACCAAGAGTTGTTCATCGGCGGGCGGTATTTGACGCAGCCTTTGGATTGCGCTCATCACGACAGCCGAGTTGCCCGAACCAACACCCATGGCGATGTCACGCGCGGCGATCGCATCTTCAACTGGCAGACCCAACTGCTCCACCCGAGAACTACTTAGTTTGAGCTGCGTGAGCATGGTCCCAAGTTGCTCTCCACCTGTCGGATTGAACATTTCCCCTGTGCCGGTGGCCAGCCAGTGTGCGTTGAGATTCAGTGTCTGAACTAGACGGCGGGTTTCGTCGAGGGCGAGCTTTT